CGAGGTTTGTTGGATGAACGCTGTGCGGTTGTCGATTTGGGTTTGTTGGGTTGCAGGATCTCGTTCGCCGTTGATGTCCCATTCGCGTGCTGATGCGGTGGTTTGTTTCCACCAGTTGGTTTGTTCTAGCTCTGCTTGGAATTGGGCGTCGGAGTATCCCTGATTGATTGCGTTTTCAAGAAGTTGTGCAACTTCAGGGATGTTTTTTACGATGGCGTAGTACTGTGGGTACGCTTCGCGTGCGGCGTCTCGCCATTCTTGTGGAATGGCTGCGTCCAAATCTGTTTGATCGACTAGGCCACCGCTTGGACTACTCTCGGTGCTATCAGCGTCGTCAGACACTTCGTCATCTCGACCGAGCAAGGCTCGGCGTTCGTCTACACCAAGAGCCTGTTCAGGTGTAGGACGAGTATCGTTTGCATCGCTACCAAGCAACGCTCGACGTTCGTCTACATCAACATCTTCACTGGGAGCAGTACCTGGCGCACGTCCAAAATTAGGATCAGAAGGATCACGACCGAGAGGATCTTCAGTGGGACTCACATAACGGACGCCATCAAGAACTATTCCAATGGTGTTCGCATTATTTTGCCTGCCGGAAGGGTCGTACTTGTTTAAACCTTTTCTTACGTTGTCAAGATTTTCTCCGCTCAACAGTTGTGAACGGAGAGTCCTCAATTCGGAACGTTCTTCAGCCGACACAAACTCGCTGTCGGTTAAGAGTCTTACTTCACCTGAAAGAAAATACGGTTTGTACTTAGGGTCAAGTAAATTTGCAAGTTCACGCAACGCTTGTTCTGGAGAAAACAAATCTCCTCGTTCGATAGCCATCAGATTCTGCTCCTCAAACTGCTAGATAACTGGTCGAAGAACCCGAGGAACCGATAAGCGTTAGCTTGCGACGGATCAACACGCTCGGCAAATGACTCCGCAGCGGTAGCAACAGACGGTGCTCTTTCAGAAACGCCTGGTCCGGCCTGTTGTGCAGCGATTTCTTGCTGTTGATATGACTCGGTAAATCGTTGTAGTTCTTCTGCGGAAAACTTGCGTCCTAAAACGCGTCGAGCTGATTCGTCTGCGACTGCTCGAATATCGGCAGACGACGTGACCCGGTACCGTGGCGCATACGTCTTCGGTTCCAGACTGGTCATCGTTTCTAGTTTGGTTAACGCTGTCTCCCAGTCACGACCGATGTGGTTGCCGGATTGCATAAGAAACCCAAGTGCGCTTATAAACTGCTCAGGGGTTCGTGCTGAGATGCCACGGGCTTCAATACGGTCTTGATATTTAGCTCGTGTTTCTTCACTAATACCGTAAAACGTTTTTCTTGGATCAGTGCTGAGATTGTATTCATACGGTTTGTTATCTGGTCCAATAACAAGCTGGTTGTTGCGATCGACGATACCTCGACCGTCGTACTGCGGGTCGTAAACACCATTGACGTATGCAGGGCGTGGATCGGGATTGTAAGGACTTTCTTCCACTACACCTTGTGGGATTTGTGGCGGTTGTGCGAACACAAATGGAGCTGTTTGACCCATTATTGAACCAGGGTTTCGTGGCTGTATAACACCACCGCCGAGAGTTCCGGTTGAATCGTTCATTTCGCTCATCACAGTGCATCCACTTCTTCAAAGAACACCCGTGAATACAGGCGTTCAAACTCTGGGTATCTTCCTACTAGCTGGTCTCCATACTGGCGCAAAATGCGACGAAGATCCGCATACTTTCTAGCACCTAATGACGGTGTAATATTGTTGTTTCGATCTCTAGCCTCTGCAAGGACTTCATTTCGGTACTCGATGTACAAACGTGCAGGTATTGCAACACGGTTCCCATCCATCAACGGGCTTTCAGCAGCTTTAATTACACGATCTAAAATTTGTGGATTTTTACGAACATTTAACGGTTGGAATTCGTAACCAGGCAAATTTTGTTTCAAAAGTTCGCGGTACATGCGATATTCCATTTCGGCAGCATCTGTCAGTTTGTCAGGCAGCTCGCGTGCAGCGTCCATATACAACGCTCTGCCAACAACTGCTTCAGCATTTGCACGAAGTTCTCGTGGATCAGTGATTCTTTCACGAGTACCCTGTTCGAGTTGACGCAGATACGTTTGCAAATCAAATTCGCTTCCGACGGGCGCAAAATATCCATAAACGTCGTCGAAGTCCTTAACAAATTGAGCGTTGCTACGCTCCCAATCTCCAAACTGTTCGGAAGCATCCAACCCTTCTGATTTAGTACGGGTTTTACTGGTTGTGTACATCATGACGTGTGGTCCGAATGTCCGCAAAAAATCACTTACAGAGTTTTCGTAATCTGATTCCTGCATCGCCCTAAACGTTGCTGAAAGTAGTGCGTTTGGAATGTAATCACCTTCGATGTCGTATTTCTCATCGTCAATGTCAATGATGCCGTCGAAATCTGTCGGAATGTTGAACTGGATTCGGCCACGAACCGGACCAAGAAATTGAGCAAAACCACGATACGCAAGAAGATGTCGAGCAAGGCTTTCGGCATCTTGCTCCATATCTATCATGGACTGTTCGTCCATATTGTCATAGTTCCCTGTCGTGTACAGCGCACGATACGAATCCATCAACAAATCGGCGTACACACGATCGTTCTCAGGATCTGCATAAACTGCCTCAACAACTTTGTCTAACCATGCTGGGGTAATTGCGGAAAGACCTCCGTCCGGTGGTCCAAAAGGTGTAAGTATTTCCATCAACTGGTCTGCTTCTGGTCTACTTCCTAACAACTTATTTGCAGCTATTTGGACTGACGGTCCTGCACCAGGAATGACCTGAAACGACATTGAGATAGAACGGACAGGTGCAACAAGTTCTGGTTTTATATCGCCAAGATTTTCAGCAATATTCTCGCGTCCAATCGCACCCAATGTACCAAGTGCTGCGGCACCGCTGAGTGCTCCAGCAACAGGGTTTCTTCTACCAAGAAATGTTTCTCCCAGCACGGCTCCTGCTCCAGCGCTAATGAACGGGATCATCCAGTCTGAGAACGGATAATTGAACACCATTTCACCTGACGTTGGATCACGATATATGAATCCTTTGCCGTCACCATCAGGGTCCATATCTCTAAAACCTTGAGCTGTGACACCCATGTTTTTGATACGGTTGGGTCGCAACATGACTTGTTTGTAATAGAACTTGGTCATTTCAGCCCACGCAGGTCCGAATGGCACGGCAATACGAAGAATGTCAGCGAAGTTACTTTTGTCTGCGGCGTTGAAGAACACTTCTTTTGTTTCTTCCAGCGCAAATGCTTTTGACGCGATGTCAAGCTGTTCGATATCGAGCGCGTCGTCGTACACCGTCTCGTCTGCTGCGCGAGCTTTAATTTTTTCCCACAAGTCACGCGACCCGACGTATTTAGCAGCAACGTCGTCGTTAAACACTTCGCGTGCTTTGCGTAACTCTTCGTCTGCTTCAGATACGAGCTGATTGTATTGCTCTCGTGTAATTCGTTCGCCGTTCCAAAAACGTTCTTCGTCTGTTCTCCGGCTGATGCTTTTCAATGCAGAAACTCGTTGCTCTGCGATATCGACCGTGCTTTGCTCAATACGTCGAATAATGTCCTGAGCAGCTCCCTGCTCAATACCCCATGAACCTTCTTTGCCAATCAGGTCGTCAATCCGCAGATAGTAATATTGCCGGAACACCGGAGAACGGTTCAAAAATGCTTCTTTTTTACTGAAAACGTTTGCAAAAAAATGGTTTACTGTACGTCGCCATGCGTCACCGATTGCGTTTCCTGTTTTGCCAAATGGCAACTGGCTAATGTCTTCTGCCGGAGCTTTTACAAAGTTAGGTAGTTGTTGATCTACATCCAACTCAGTGTCAAATGCAATTTTGCGGATTTGTTCAAGCATTTCTTCCGAGTAATCAAACGCATCAAGATCGATTGCTCCTCTGCCGGTCACATCGAGAAACGAGGGTTGTATTTCGTCGGCATCATTACGAAATGTGCTAGTTCGTACTGAGTCTGCAATCATTGATAAAAGCGGCCGGTTGTTTCCAGTGACGCGTTGAACACGATTTACAATGACTTGTTCGAGATACGCAGACAAGTTCTCCATGTCGATATTGCCTGACTCGTCAACAAACTTGATGCTGCCTCGGACTAGCTCTCCTGTGTCTTGTCGTCTAATCAACTTGTTTTGCCACAACGTGTTGATGCGTGCAAGCTCGTCTTTACCTGCTCCTGGTCGCAAACCGTAAAAGTTGACAAAATAGCCATCGTCTGCGCCGGACAACCATTCGCGCATTACTCGTATTGCTTCATCTTTGCTGCCGTTTTGGTATAAAACGTCGGCTGCAATACGGCCAAGTGGTGTACTTGCTAACAAACGAAGCTCGTTAGCTACACCTGGGACATATTTAGGGTTGTTCTCAGCTCTTACTGGTTTAGATATCAGCTCGTAATGGCCGCTCCGATGGCCCGCTTTTTCTATGTCAATAATGTCAACTGCTTCACGAGGTTTAGCGTTCGTTGCATCAACGTATTCGGCGTTAGTAACTCGTCCTGCCAGATTGGATGTTCGGGCAAAATCTGCTCCGTTTACGTCAACACCATATCGGGACTTGCTGACAGCTTGCAGGTACTCCAAAGGATGTAAAGGCCCTGCTTTGATGCCGGGTGTTGCTAATGACCTCATCACGGATTCAAGCATGTTGCGGAACATGTAACCGCCGGTCATCAAAGTTGCTGGACGCCAGATGTCTTGCTGAACTTTGTCCATAAACGCAGTAAGCAAATTTGGATCGCCCCATTTTTTCGGATCTTGTGTGTGTTTTCTCCACATAAAATCGTATCGGGCGCTTGCGCGGCGTACACGACGCGCATCTGGCATGTAACCAGCAAGTTTACGCATCTCTGACGGGATGTGTGCAGTTGCTGATTCAAGGTCACCTTTGGCGTCAACAATCACCTTGCCGTCTTCTGTAAAATTCAAACCTTTAACTAATTGGGTATGACCTGATTCATCAATAGTGCCGTACAAGTCAAAGTCGCCTACGTCATTACGAAACTTACCGAAAACCTGACGATGAAATGTTGTCGCTGTCTCTAAAGCAGCGTTATCTTCTGCGGTTGCTTTTCCTTCTCTGATGCGCTTGCGTGCATCGGAACTAACATTTTTAAGACTCAGTTGTCTGATGACCACGTTGTCCAACGCTTTCATTGCGTCTTGAATGTTGCCTTCAACGCCACGAGTTAATAAAGACTCCGTAATTTGTTTCAAAACGGTTTCTCGTTCTTCTGGAGACACCCGAAGAGTACGCATATAATCTCGGGCGTTACGCACCGTTTGTGTCAAATCACGAATGTCGTCTGCTACAACAACCATTTCACTACCGGCGACTGGTGTGAAGTTGCGTGCATACCATGATTGAAGACCGCTTTTAACTCTTCCGGGTTGTGCCCCGTCGATTGTGTCTGCGCCTTGTATACCGTATCTTGCCCGTCGGCGGTCAAACATCCTGCCGATGCGAAGGTCGTCGGTGCGGGCAAGTCCTTGCAATCCAAGACGGTCTCGTAGCAAAACGTCTACGTCGTCAACGTTCTGTGTTTCTGTAAGCCGTAGCCAAAAATCTGCGTCAGCGTTACGGAACATATCGGCTGCTTCTTCAATACTGTTTACGTCCTTAAGACGTTCTCTTACTGCTTTCCCCTCGTTGCTTTCAAGCCAACGGCTAACCGAGCTGCGGTCAATGTGTGGTCGGCTTGAATATGTAATCCCAGCAAGATTTGACCGGCGTGTGCCTGGTAAAGCAGTCAAACGGCGTGCGTTACGCAACGTGTTTTCTACTGCTTGTGCTGCCTCATCTGCTTTTCCTAACGGGCTTGCAGCAGTGCGAGCCGTTGCTGTAATTGTTTTCGATCCGGGTATTGAAGGGATTGCGATTGCTGCGGCTGCGTCAACAAGTCCTGAGACAATGTTGAACATTTGAGAATCAGGTTGGCTTCCGGTGTTCGCAAAACCACGGCCAATAGTCCAGGTCTCTCCCTCGATGCTGCCACGGTATGCGCGCGCTCGTTCCTCTTGGAACTCTTTGGCTGCTTCACCAATAAAGTATCCGTTGCCGGATTCTGCTCCAGACAGCAAAGCACCAATATCAGTTGATGCAAATAACCCGTCGAAAAGATTTGTGTCTGGTTTTTGGTATTCTCCTTGACCAAAATTACGTCCGGTAATTGCTTCAAAACCTTGCTGGGCATACCCATAGTTTCGTGAGGCAAGGTTAGTGACCGTTTGTGGCAGGAACTCTAGTGCAGCAACACCGTATTTAGTTGCTTTCTTGATTCCTTCAAACCCAGTCTCAGTGACTTTATCCCACCAGTTTTTGTTTTGTGGTTGACGTTCAATGGTTTTTGTTGCCATCAAATTTACGGTGTCTACTGCCATCGATGAGGCTTGTTCGAGTGTCATTTCGCCAGTGCGAACTGATTGTGCGAGCGGGTACAAGACCTGGCCAGGTGCGTGAGGTGCAAACGCCACTAGATCGTCCATGATGTCGGCTTGATCTTTTGTGGCTTGCCTCACATAGTTGAGGACGTTGTATTCTTCTTCAACAAGTTCTCGACGTAGTTGTTGCTCGTCGTCGTAAGTAAGGTCCTCTACGCCCATCAGAATTTGCTGCCCGTGTAACGGTTTAACAACAAACGCAAACCTTCGTTTGGATGCGCTCGATACAACATCATTAGCCGTTGTTCAATCTCGTCTTCTTGAATAAATCGTGGGCGTATTCCTGCCTGCATACTGTTCATGCCAGGACCAAAATCTGCACCAGACGTAACTGGTTCGTTTGGTCGTTCAGACGGACGGTTGAATGGTTGCGCTCCTGGTTGAGGGCGTTGTGCCATCTGTTGGCCTTGCACAGCAGTAGGAGGAGCACCAGCAGGAACCGCTCGTTGTGCGCGCATCTGTGCCGCACCTTCACCGTAGGTTTGTCCAGTAAAACGGGCTTGGCGCGTTGCAGCGTCCCGCAGGTCGCTTCGGTTCGGATAATTTTCGCCAGTCATTGACATGGGTCAGGCTCCTAGTTGTGCGAGAAGAGCTTCAATACCGCCTTCACCCGGTTGTGGTGGAGGTGCCGCAGGTTGTTCTGCGCCCATACCTGGCATAGCTAAACCAGGCATCGTTTCCGGTGCCATCGCTTCAGCTTCGGTAGCTTGACGTTCACGGGCTTCTTCATCAACCTCGTTAACGGCATCAAACAACGACTTCTTTTCGACCATTACCTTTTTGGTTAGTGATGCAAGGTCGGCAGGTTGATAAGGACCGTTAGGGTTAGCAGCCTGTTGCTGGATTGACGCAAGCAACGCAGACTCGATACCTTCCGAAGTAATACGGTCATGCTCTAGTTCTGGGTCGCTAATTAACGGGTCGGCTTCACGGGCAGATTCTTTTGACATCATGCCGGTGCCCATGCGCTGACCCAAACCAATAATCAGGTTGTTTACGTCAGAACCGCTGGCCGAGTATGAAACGTAGTGAAAGTCTGTCTCCCAAATTTTGTTCGGGGTGTAGTCAACTTTGCCGGATTGTGCTCGTCCCGGCATGAAGAACGACTTGGGTTGCGAACCGAAGTACGCTTTTTCGATTGCGATAGCAACCTTGTCTTCTTCCAACAACGATGAGGCAAACAGGTCTTGTGCTTCCTGCACCCGATAGTCCACGACTGCGGACAGCACGTTTTCTCCACGGCGACCTGTACGAATGTTCGTGCCGGACTCTCCACCGAACTCAGCGGGGATTGCGCCTTCCAGACGTTCTTGGCGTTCAATGCGGTCAAGAGCTGTGTCTGTTTTGTAGCCGGGGTTGACCTGCTGGATCTGTAGATCACCGCCCTTGATAATTCCTAGTTCGCCACGCTTACCATCAGCCAACGCAATAATTTCTGGGTTTTCGCCAGGGCGTGCAACCAGATACTCGTCTGGGAAGATGCCTCGCTCGATAGCAATTTCTGTCAACGCTTGCAGACGAGCACGGGTGTAAAACATTCCGAGCATGTCATCGAACTGCCCTCGTGGGGTGTCGAGTGTAATGCGTTGAGGGATAACGACCAGTGGGACTCCGGCACGGTTGGGGATGCGCTCCAGTTCGAGCACCTCCATACCTGCGCGCTCAATGTAGTTGAGGTTCGGGTCGTCTTCTGCGCCCAACACACCTACAACAATTTCGTTATCGCACACATACTCCAACAACGTGAACTGTGTGTCTGGTTCAGGACGACCAACACGAAGTCGGCCATCGACCTGTGGACCGTAGTTTTGGATAAGCCATGAGTATGGTTTGCTGTACCTAAAGATAACGTTTTCTGGTACAGGGTTGTCCGGGTCTTCGCCTGGTGCAGCGTAAGTGTCAAGCGGGTTACGCAAATGCCACTTTGGTGTGTTGTGACGGAAATCTGGCTTGACCACAATCGGTGACATCGAGTAGCCGAGAAGATGGCGGGCGCGTCGCCGGAGTTTCATGTTCATCCGGTTGTGATCCCACATCGACAGCATCGCTTTGTGACGCAGCGAAGCCATCTCCTTCGAACGCTGTGAGCCTTCCTTCATTGGTGGGAAGTACGGGTGCGGCATTGTTGACGCAACCCGCATTGACATTTGGTCCAACCCGACAGACAACAAGTTCGCAACAGAAGCTTTAGCGTTCTGGTCTAACTCGTTGAGCGGTACAATGACATCGCCCTTTGCAAGCTCACGCACCTTCAACATTTGGTCGTGTACTGGGCCAAGTATGCGACGGCGATGATTGTACATCGCAACAATTTCTTCGATAGTCCTCACGAGCACTCCAAGATAGTTGACATTCCTGCCGTAAGGATACCATTATCCACAACAGTGATGCTTTAACCCGCAGTGTGGACATCTCCATCGTGTTGCAACCGGGTCAAACTGTTCGCCACAGTTGTCGCACTCCATCACGAATTAACCAAAAACGACGGTCGCCACATGCGAGGAGGCAGTTTTGGTTCGGTCAGCTTTGGTGCGTGTAGCAACATAAACCACAACGCCATCGCCAAGTCCGTACCTTTCTTTTTGTCACGAGTCCAAGTTTCTAACTCTTGCACTAACGCCAACGTTTTCCAGTTGTTAGACATGGATGGCAGACGCAGTGAACCGGACCGCACCACCGAAGGTATTAATGCTTCTAAACCGAGGTTTTCGTCCATTTTGTTGCGGGACGTAGTGTGCGGAATCACCATGACTTGTCGTAACGCCTGCCAACGTCGCACAAAATCGTGTGCCAACAAGAATCGTTGGGCAGCGTTAATTTCGACAACGATGTGTGACACGGGATAACCCATGTCTTCTGCCCGGTCAAGCCATTCGTCAAGAATTCCGGTATATCTGCCAGTGGACATGTCGTAACCGAGCAGGTCTTCTGCTGTGAGTTTGGTGCGTTCGATATCTACAACGTGATACAAACCAAGATCGGGTTGATGGATTGTCCAAATTACCCCCCAAAAGTTTGCTGGTGATGGGTCAACTGAGATGATTGATACCCACGGTGGTTTAAGCCCACGAGTGATGTTTCCTGGGAAACGGTCTCTATCAATACAGCCGGGGTAGTCAACTCCGTCAGATGCGATACCGCCAATAATTTGTGGTCGCTCTACGAGTTGATAGTCCAGGTCGATGTCTTCTTGCTGGTAGACGACCCGAAACTTTTGTGGCTGGTTGTATCTGACGAATGACAGGTCTTTCCACGGCAAACGGACAGGTTCAAGCAGTGGTCCGTCCGGCCATGCGGGTGCATCTTTGCGGCGTGACGGTTTACCAGTGTCAAGCTCTTCGTAATATGCCTTGTAAATTAGGTGGTGGTACTTGGGTATTTTTACCGGATCGACCAATGCGTCTTCTGCGGAAGCGTCCTCGCCGTCATCTTCTTCGATGTCGTCGTACGTCACCTTGTCTAAACAATGCTTGTACAAATCTCCTGGGCCGAGCCTCTGCCCGATTACGTTTACGAGGCCACCGGGGTCGCAACGTGCTTCTGCCATCGAGTCCCATCGTTCGAGCAGGCGGTCACGAGCAACAGATTCTTTAGCGTTCTCCGGTGACGCAACATCGTCGAACAGACACAGGTCGGCACGGTGACCGATAAATTCTGAATCGATACCGTACGCAGAAACGGTTGGTTCTTTGTTGTCTAGCCCGCCAGGTATGTACTGCTCGACAACGAACTCTTCTGCACGCCACAAGGAGCCAGAAGCAAGCGGTTTGAATCTGCCATAGTCTTGTGCAAGACATCCTTCAGCGTCTATAGCTAAACCCTTCTTTACTTGTTCGGGGTCAACAACCAATGATGTTGGGCGTTCGAGGGTTTCACGGATACGACGTGAGTACATTTTGGCAAGGGTTTGCGAGATCGAGCCGATAAGGACTCGGATCGCGCGGTTCCTTACGATGCACCAGACTGCTACGTCGTGAAAAAGGGTAGATTTTCCTGCGCCCGGAGGACAGTTCAATACAAGGAACTCTTTTTCTTCTGATTCAAGGTGTTGAACAATTTTGTATGCGGCATCTACTTGCCACGGTGATGGGACACGACCCAGATAGACGCGCCGAAAGTAGTCGAAGTCGTCCCAGCCACGTTTTGCTCGTTCGTTTAGACGTTCGTACGGGATGACTGGTGGGAGGTCACCGGCCTCGTCGATGACAGCTCGTAGTTCTCGGCGTTCCCGACCGGAGTTAGCACCTGCTTTTTTGACAGCGAACTCAGCCGCTTGTTGTTCTGCTTCTATTTTGCGGCGGTTGGCATCCCATTTTTGTCCGGTGTTGTAATGGATACCGGCAATTTTGCAAGCTTCTTTGATAGAGATGCCTGCGGCACGGGCCTGCCAGAAACGGGCTTTATCTTCAGCGGGTACGTTTCGTCTTCCTGAACGATCTGTTCCTGACATCGGACACATGATACACGGGGAGCAGGCCGAAGGGAGGGAGTCTCTTCGACCCACTCGACCCGTGCAATACCACCCAAAGGGAAATCGGACAAAACCTTTGAGTTGTCAAAATGATATCACGGAATGATAAAGTAGCGGCAACCGTGAGGGACGGTTAGAAACGGACAACAACATGGACTACGAAATTTCGGCGGACGACTACTTTGCGATTATCCCAGAGACAGTTTTGTACGCAGACATCAGCCACATCGCTGTACGCATCTACGGTGTGCTACGCAGACACGCAGACCAAACCGGAAGTTGCCATCCCGGACGCGCACGAATCGCGAAACTTGCCCGAACCAGCAGCAGTTCAGTAGACCGAGCTATCCAAGAACTTGTCCAACAACGCTTCATCACGGTGCATCACCGACGCAACCCCGACAACCCACAGCAAATGCTGTCAAACAGGTACGTTATCCACAGCACCCCTCCCGTATATGACGATACCCCCCTCCCGCTGGTGGGTACACCCCCTCCCGCCAGTGACGAAGAAACCAAAGCCATAGAACCAGAGCCAAACAACCAATTTGACGAATGGTGGCAAATCTACCCAAAGAAGGTCAACAAACAACAAGCTCTAAAAGCATGGAAACGCCACACCAAAAACATCGACCCAAACGACATCATCAAAGCCACCCGCAAACAAATCGCCACACCAGAAACCCCCCTATCAGCAGACCACCAATACATCCCCTACCCAGCATCCTGGCTCAACGCAGGCTCATACGAAAACGACCTACCCGCACAAGCCACAGAACCAGCCCGCCAATACGACCAACCCACCCATCACTGCGACAGATGCGACGGAACACGCCACATCATAAATACAGATGAAAAAGGCAGGTCATACGCACACCCATGCCCCAAATGCAGTGATACACTCTGACCAACGGACCAAGCAGTCCTCGGTCGTACACCCCTTGCAAGGTGCGGGACGAAACCCACGGGAACGTGGTCGATCTCTCATGCCCTCAAACAACCTCATAAGAACTTTTTGCGGGCAGGAAGACGAGAGAAGCACGAACCGGCGACGGCGAAAAACACACAAACAACGTGAAGCTCCACGACAACGAGCGGGAATCAGGAAAAGCGGCACCCTGATGGGGGACATAACACCACCACATCAACAACCATCACAAACACAGATACCAAAAAAACCACACATCTCCCACACAGATAATAA